TCAGATAGTTTTGATTTTCTTAAATATCCCATTAAGTTCTTCTACTCCTCATGTGAAATACTCCTTCATATTCTGCACTAGCTAACAATGTAGGCAAGAACGTATTGTTCTTTACATCTATATCTACTCTATCTGACTTGCTCATAATAGGCACTTTAAATGTACCTGTATCTAAATTAATTTGGCCGATAGAAGCAGAAGCAGCACCAAGCAAACGACCAGTAAATTTATGTAAAGAGGTGTCTCTATTCTCAGGTGTTACTTCTACTTGAAAGAAACCAGAATCTTCATACTTAATATAAAAATGATGTATTTGTAATCGACCACTTATAAGTTCAGTAGCACCTCCACCACCTTGAGTTAATCTTTGCTGACTAAACCTGTAGTGCATTTCATAAGGTTCACCAATAATAAACTTACTATTTCTATAATCTCCTGTTGCTGTAATGGTAGAAGTAGAACCATCAACTGCATTAGTAGTTGTTAGTGCTTGTCCTGATACAAGAGTTTTTGTATTGCCTTGAGCATCTACAAATGTACTTGTTTCATTACTAGCAAGATACCTGCCAACTATATTCATGTTGGCTCTTAATCTATAAGGAACTGTAAATGTAGAAATACCAGTAGCAGAGTTGTAAGCAACAGATACACCGCTAGTAGCTTCAGTTACCTTGTGGTCTAAATGATATTCAAACTCTGCATTAGGTTCTCTAAAATTAGTTTCAAATGGTATTTTCTCTAGGGTTACACCATTAGCTTCTTCTATTACCAATATCAAATCAGTACCAATAAAATCAATATTTAAAATAGACCTATTACTGTTTAACGTATAAGTAAACCAAGCGTTTAAAGCTTTAGTAAACCCTTCACCATATAGCCATCTATTTACATATAACTTGTTTGGATTCTCTGTACCAAGCAAAACAAGAATATCTTGGTTGTTTGATACTGCCATTTTAAAAATGCCACTTGGTATCAGTCTTGGTACATGAATAGTTGTGTTTGCAGCATCTTGAATCTGTTGATTACCTGCAATAATATATTCTCTGATACCTGCAAAAGAACCTTTTTTAGTTAAAAAATAAATAGAAGAACCAGAACCTACAGGCTGTGCTGCTGCGTTACTTTCAAATTCAGTTTGCACAAGTACGTTAGCGGTTGAAGGGGTAAGGTTATCTGCTGAACTTGATAATACAAATTGCGTTTGTTCAGAAAATAATATAAGTTTTTCTCCCATAGTTACTGCGTGTTTAAGTATCGCAACTTTTGTATGAGATGCAGCTACGTCTATGGGTTCTGTATCTAAAACTGATATAACTGTTTCTGGGAAAAAATTAAAAAACTCTGACACTGTTGAAAGTATTACATTATCTGCTGCAAGAAACCCAAGCCTGTTTCTAAAGAAAAATACATTATTAATTTTCTGTCCTATAAAAGAAGGATTTGGTGATGATACTAAATCACCAACAACACGTTCACCCCATTTAGGTAATGTAAAATCAGTTCCAGATATTGTATATGTATCTCCATCTACTCTTGCAAATCTAAAATTACCATCTGCCTGACGTATAAGAACGTGTGGCATTGTGTCGTAATTAAATTTAAAAGGTATGCCAGCTTCTACTGTTTCTGACCATTGACCTTCTTCAAAAGCACCGCCATTATTAGTCGTAAATTTGACGTAGTAATTATCAAAATCTGTACCTTCATCACCAACAATTTCTACTACATAACCATTAGGTGACACATTTGGAAGATCAGTAAACTGCTGTACTGTATCTTTTATGACTGTCATTTTAGTATTACCTTGAGAGTCATTACCATCTATTGAAAAATTACTACCATCATTCTTTTTAATATGTATTACAGGACCATTTCTAGCAATCGTAAAACCTGTAAGGCCAGAATTTAAACCAGCAGTAAGGTCGGTAGCTACAGTTGTGGTTGAAAGAGGATCATTACCAGTAGTGTCATCTGTTACTGTTACACCATCTACAGTTACAGAATAAGTTGTTTTAGCTGTTGCTTGATTTATAAATACTATTGCTTGTGTAATATTACTGGCACTATTTGATACTGCTGAGTCCATAGCAGGTGTAATACTTGTATTCACAACAAAAGTAAAGTCAGCAATAGTAACTGTTTTTATTACACTTCTAGGATTTGATGTGTTTAAATAGTTTGTGCCATCTGGTTTGTTTACTGTTTTTTCTGTACCATCTAACTCAAAAACTTTTACATTGCCATTACTAAATATCGCTACATACTGCTCACTTGCATCTCTATTTATAGTTTGTATGTGAACATTACCAAGAGTAGAACTGCCAACTGAAGCTAAAAATTGAGATCCAGACCTTTTTGTAAGACCAAGAACAGGGTTGCTATCAGCGTTATCTTGTATATCAGCGTGGTCTGCTTGCTTCAAAGCATCAGAAGATTGCGATATACCTCTTAATAATGTAGGTATAGCTCTTGAAATAACAGCCATAGTTATCTAATTAAAGCACTAGAAGGATTGTAAGTATCAAAGATATTAGTAAGAGAAGGATCTCCTCTTAGTATATTGTGATCTCCATTAGCTAAATCTGTTTCCATTAGTATTGCTCTAGCTCTTTGCTCATCTTGCTGTGTATATGTTCTTAATGCTTGGTCACTTACAAGCCTGTCAACAAACTTTCTTGCAGCTTGTATATTTATATAGTGTCTAGCTGGTTCTGGTATCTCATCAAAATCTCTAAAATAAACCACAGTACAAATTAAGTCTTCATCAAATTCAAACTTATTATTTTGTCTATCGTATAATTTAGAACCACGTTGTATAGGGTCAATGGTTGGGTGTTGATGAATATTTGCATCTACTCTTAAAACATCTGTAGGAATATTTATTTGATTAGAACCATCTCTTGTAAGAGTTACGTCTATTTCTGTATTAAAAGACCAGCCTTCTGATTGTACACTTTTGTTTACTTCAGTAAGGGTTGATTGAGCAATACGAGCATCAACAGGAAGAGTACCGACAAGACTATTTATAGGTGCTTCACCTATAGCAGCAAGCATTATGTTGATACACGCAAGTTCTGTTGTTGCAGCTACAGCCATTACATACCTCCTGATTGAATCATTTTGTTTCTAATCTTAGCTGTTTCTTTTACAAACCTAGCTTTTTCAGCAAGCGTTGTTTTGCCTGTATCGTTCATCTTTTGATTGTAAGCATCAACATAAGCTTGACCTTCTAGACCAAGAATACCTTTTTTCTTTTTATTCTTGCCAAACATAATTAGTAGCCTTTCTTTTTAATCTTAAGTGAGTCTCTCCCACCTTTCTTTTTTTTCTTCTTTGAATGATACATGGGATTACTTTATTTTAAGTGTAGCTTTTTGACGAGCATTTGCTTGTTGTTGTTTTACAGTTTGTCTTTGTCTTTGTTTTGCTTGTTCCATTTGTTTTTTCATTCTTTCTTCCATTTGTTTTTTTCTTATTTCTTCTAACATTTTTTGTTGTTGTCGCTGTTGCAACTTTTGGTAGCTTGAACCTACATCCATAATAAAAAAAGGGTATCTAATAATAAGATACCCTATAAATTGAAATTAAGAAGCAGCAAGTTTAATTGTTGCAGCACA